CCACGCCAAGTACAGTAAAAGATTTGCTGATATACATATGGGAATGTTGCAAGTACTTGATGTTCCAAACTTTGAATATATCCTTCTTCACTGTGGTAATACTGATGAGGATACTGCGGGGTGTTTACTACTGGGCGATACGCAAGAAAACAACAACATAAAGAAGAATGGTTTTATAGGTAGGAGTACTGCGGCTTATATGCGTGTATATCCAGATATAGCTAAAGCCCTAAAGGATGGTGAGGAAGTTACTATAACGTATAGAGACTTTGCGAGTTCTCTTATTTTAGACCCATTAGATATAACAGAATTTTTTAACGGAGAAGCATAATGTTAGGAGGATTATCAAATACAACAGGAGTAAAAGCTCCTAAACTTAGATCAAGACCTAAAGGTGAGTACGCTGTACGCTGCGATGGTGCAACCAACTACGTAGAAATATCAGATTTTACGTATACTTCAACTGGGGATTTCACAATATCTTTTTGGATTAAAAAAGCTTCTAGCTGGGATGAAGCTACGTCAGCAGTTTTTGGTCATTCTCAAAACAAAAGCAATTCTATCTATATAGGAACAAAACACACTGGCACGGGTCGTATATTCTTGAATGCAGCAGTAAGCGCGAGCACAATAATTATGATAGAGACTAATGATCATGGCATGGAGGAAGACAAATGGTATCACCTTGCTTTTGTTGTAGATAGGAGTAGTGCTTCAGATTCTAAAATTTATATTGATGGGGAGCCAGTTGGTATGAATACTCAAACGATTTCGAATACAACCACAAATGTAGATATAAACGCCAACATGAGGATAGCCTCAAACTCAGCATCGGGTGGGCCTTTTGATGCTGATTATAAAGATTTTATGATACACTCTGCAGCTTTATCTCAAAAGCATATTAAGAAAATATACCAACATAAAGGGAAGAAGAGGCTTTTAAGTATAGGTAGATTAAAAGATAATTTAGAATTATACTTACCGTTAGGTGATGGAACTGAAGCTGGGTCTGGAACCACTGTATATGATATGAGTGGAAACGGAAGAAACGGCACTCTTACAAATGGCGCTACATATATAAGCACTGCTAAAGGAGAACTTAAATAAATAATTTTACAATCTATGCAAAACCCAAAGATCTGTACATGTCCTGAACGAGCAGCCGAGCTTGCTGAGTCAGGGCATACCTTACCCTGTAATTGTACTTCGTCTCACTGCGAAAGATGTGATCTTCCAGAGTGTCAGAAGGGGTCAGCCTGTCAAAGTGCTTGTACAGATACCCAACTTTAAGTAGGGGTTGTATTATTCTTTCCCTGAGTTTCTTTTCGCTCATACCATAATCTTGAGCTGCATATTTAGCTGTAAAGAACTCTAGATCATACGCCCAAAGCATAAACATAAGTTCCTTCTGAAAGACATCATATCTATCTTGTGTTGAAAGAAGAGTCTTCCTCAGATTCTTAAGTTGGTTTCTTTTTACGTATTTTTGATTAAGCTTCGAACTTTCTCTAAAGAGCTTTTTCTTAGCAACTCTACTCTTAGGCATAACATTGAATTAATACTATCAAAGATATGGAAGACGAAGGATTCTTACTAGAAATACAGCGACTATCTTTTGAGATGGATAAAGTTATAGACAAGTACGGGGTAAGGGACAGAGTTATGCAGCTTATGGTAATAGGATTAATGGATGAGGACATTATGGGGAACTCTAGATTGAAAGCTATATACAGTTATCATATAGAGTCTGATGATGAATTAGCAAGTATGATTACCTTTGTAGGGTCTACTTGGGACAATAATGAAGATAAATATAATGAAGATGATGGTCCAGATCTAGATGATTTACTAGATGGGCTAGGTATAGACTTAGAAGATTAATATAATGGAAGGACTTATTAGAAAGATTATTATCGGGAAAGACCCGAAGGATGCCATGGCCTATTATGTAGGTATGAGAGCAGGGGGAGGTGAGGTATCAACAATAGTTCTCGACGGGGAACATTTACACAAGCATGGTAAAAAAAGATATCTTGTGTATATTAGCATTGACGATTCACAAGTATTGTGGAAGTCCGTGGATGATATGCCATGTATAGTTGAATTTGATTTAAATTTTTAATGAAAAGCTTAAAGAAGTTTATTGTTAAACTACCTAAAAAGTTTAATGATACAGTAAAAATCGGTGATACCGAAATTTACATAGAAACAAAGTACAACGAATTCCAACATAGAGTTATGGAGGGAGAAGTTGTTGGACTACCCGCTAAGTATGAAACTCCTGTAAAGGAAGGAGATACTATTTATTTTCATCATCATGTGGTTTTACAAGGAGGTAAACCCCTACCAGGTATGGAAGGATGTTATATGGTTATGTACGACCCTGAAGTTGCTATGAATTCTCAAGCGTTTGCATACAAATGTAAAGATACTGGCAAGGTGGAATCTTTATCTACTTGGTGCTTATTAGAACCTGTGGAAGAAGAAGTTGGGTTAAAGTCTGATGTCCTTGAACTAGTTGATTATTCTACAAAAAATCCAACTCAAGGTAGGGTTGCATACATATGTAACCGTTGTGAGGATCTTGGGGTAAAGGTTGGTGATATTGTAGGAATAGGTAAGAACAGGGATTATGTAATTAAAATAGATGATAAAGAGTACTATCGTACTCGATCTGAAGACTTTCTTTATGTCGTCGAAGAATAAATTTACTACGGTAAACGCAGCTAAAAGACTTATGCAAAGTATGGAGGTTGCTATAGATAATATGATTGATGAGGTAAAGAAGCCTGTTGATCCAGAAATTAATGGGTCAGCGAGGAAGGCCGAGCTCCAGTCAATAAAACAAACAGCAACAGACTGTAAAGAGCTTATTATAGAAAGGCAGCGTCTAGAACAAATGATAAAAGATTTAAATACTAGCGGAGAGATAGAAGGAGCTAAGGATTATACAGGTGGCTTTGCTGAAAGGTTTTCAAAATGAAACGCTGTCAAACCTGTCAAAGGGTAAAACCTTTAACTGAATTTTATTATAGGGCTAACAACAATACGTATTTTAAATCTTGTATACCCTGCAGGGCTAAGAATGTAGCTGAACAGAAGAGACGTATATATGAATGGGTTGATAATTACAAAGAGAGTAAAGGGTGTTGTGATTGTGGTATAAAGGATAAGCGCTGTCTTCAATTACATCATGTAGATAGAGAAGATAAAAAAATGAGCGTAGCCCAGCTTATAGGTAAGGGCTATATATTTAAAACAGTTAAAGCAGAAGTTGAAAAGTGTGATGTTATTTGTGCAAACTGTCACTCAATACACCACTATGAAGAAAGAAGATCAGGAGATTGGGGTGCTGGCAAGTATACTGAAACTATAATAGAAGAGGATTGTATCCCTATAGTAGAGCAACTTGAATTGTTTTTAAACTTTAGTGAAGAAGACTTTGAATAATTTATTAGATATAAAAGAATATGAAGAACCCGCTGTTAAGATTTGTCCCAACGGTACGGAAGGTGAGCTTATCGAACTCGGTGGGCTACTCATTTGCCTTCCAGAAAGGCCGAAGAAGAAAGACATTTTCGGATATAAAGAATCAGACTCTATGCAAATGTGGAGAAGGATATCTATGCCGAAGGAATTGTCTCGTATTCGTTCTATGGATGAGTGGGGGGAAATGCCAAGGGAATTCAGAGAGAAGTTTCGTCCATATATCGAGGAAGAGTTTAGGCGTAGGCGTGAGGGTTTTTGGTTTTATAACAACGGTACAGCTACATATATTACGGGGCGGCATTACATGATGCTACAGTGGACTAAACTAGATATTGGTTATCCATATTTCCTTAACTTTCAACGTGAAATCTTTTTACATATGGCTGCATGCGAAGCTGATCCACGTTGTATTGGTCAGCTTTATACTAAGTGTCGTCGTTCTGGGTATACTAATATCTGCTCTGCGGTACTTGTTGACGAGGCAACCCAAGTCAAAGACAAGCTTATGGGTATACAGTCGAAAACTGGTAAGGATGCTCAAGAGAATATTTTCATGAAGAAGGTAGTTTATATGTTTAGAAACTATCCATTCTTCTTTAAACCTATACAAGACGGTACAACTAATCCACGTATGGAGTTAGCTTTTAGGGAACCGTCAAAGCGTATCACTAAAAAGAATAAAACATCTCAAATGGGTGAAGCGCTTAACACAGTTATTAATTGGAAAAACACAACTAACAATGCATACGATGGTGAGAAGCTACACATATTGTATTTAGACGAAGCAGGAAAATGGGAAAAACCAACAGACATAAGGGACGCATGGAGGATTCAGAGGACTTGTTTGATCGTCGGAAGAAAAATCGTAGGAAAAGCTCTCGTAGGAAGTACAGTAAACCCGATGGACAAAGGTGGAAAGGAATACAAGGATCTATGGAAGGATTCGAATCCTCTGGAGAGGAACGCGAATGGGAGAACTAGGACTGGACTGTATAGATTATTTATACCAGCCCAGGACTCATTAGAAGGTTTTTTTGATATACACGGACATCCAGTTACAGAAACTCCAGAAGATCCTGTCATGGGGTTAGACGGAGAGGAAATAGTAATTGGGTCTAAAAACTATTTAAAGAACGAGAGGGACAGCCTCAAGAATGATGCTTCTGAATTAAATGAGGTTGTTAGGCAATTCCCTTTTACAACTGATGAAGCCTTTAGAGACAGCATTGATGGTAGCTTATTTAATATTGGTAAGATATATGAGCAAATACAATACAATGATGATCTCTTTCCTAACCCTATTGTTATTGGGAACTTTCATTGGAAAGGAGGCGAAAAGGATTCAGAGGTTGTTTTTTCTCCAGATCCTAATGGAAGGTTTCATATAGCTTGGCTACCGCCAGATGATTTAAGGAATCAAAAAAGATTAGATCGTGGTAAAAAAATAGCACCGAATGCAGAGCTAGGAGTAGGTGGGGTAGACTCTTATGATCTTGATGCCACCGTCGATGGACGGGGATCTAAAGGAGCGCTACATCTATACAATAAATTTCATATGGAGTATCCATCAAATACATTTGTATTAGAGTATGCATCCCGCCCACCTCTAGCTAAAATATTTTATGAGGATGTTCTTATGGCTGCTGTATTTTATGGGTACCCTATCTTAATTGAGAATAATAAGTATGGTATTGCAAGACACTTTGAATCAAGGGGTTATGATGGTTATCTAATGGATAGACCTCGCCATTTACTTGCTGCTAATTCTTCTACAATAAAATCTAAAACTAAGGGGATACCTTCAAACTCTCAAGATGTAATACAAGCTCACGCCCATGCTATTGAATCTTATATACATAATCATGTTGGTATAAATTATGATACAGGAGAAATGGGGGGTATGTATTTCAATAAAACATTAGAGGATTGGATAGGGTATCAAATAAACAATAGAACAAAGTTTGACTTAACGATTAGTTCTGGGTTAGCTCTATTAGCTGCGCAGAAAGCTAAACCTAAAAGAAAGCCAGCTGATTTTAATGATAAGAAATTCTTTAGGCGGTTTAAGGCTTATTAATGATAATCATACGTTTAGTATATTTGCAAATAATGCGCTTATTAAAAATCAATGTATAGCAGTAATAAAAAGGGTAAAAACATAAAAGGCTTTCCAGATCCATTAGCTTCTTCAGAAGTAAAAGCTACACAAGAATATGGTGAGCAATTTGCCAAAGCTATTGAGGCTCAGTGGGGTAGTTCTTCAGACGCTAAGTCTTTGTTCAAAACAAAGAAAGATACTTTTACTAGAAGTAGAAAATATGCTAACGGTACCCAAGATACAACACCATATAAAAAGCTATTAACTTCTTTAGACCCTAACGGTAATAATGGTACTCTATTAAATCTAGATTATACTCCAGTTCCTATACTCCCAAAGTTTGCTAAGATTGTAGTTAATAATATCTTATCTAGAAACCCTCAACCAAACGTAGAGGCAATAGATCCTCTTTCGTCTTCTGAAAAAGATAAAGAGAAAAAGAAGATTGAAGCTAGAGTATTAGCAAAGAAAGAGCTTAAGCAGCTAAATGAGACTACAGGTATGAAGATTAACAATGAGAATCCTGATGATATACCTGATACGTTAGAAGAAGCTGAGATCTTCATGGGTACTAATATTAAAACTGATGCAGAAATTGCTGCTCAGATAGGTACTATGATGACTTTAGAGTGGAATGATTTTAATGATAACACTCTTAGGAGATGCGTTAATGATCTTGTTAATTGTGGTATGGCTGTCGTTAAAAGAAATAACGATCCTAATTATGGTATTACTACAGAGTATGTAGATCCTGCTAAATTTATACACAGTCACACGGAAGATCCTGGTATGAATGATTTAGTTTATTCTGGCCACGTTAAAAGAATAAGCATTCAAGAATTAAAAAGACTTGCTGGAGATCAATTGTCTGAAAAGCAATATGAGAAAATTGCTAGTCAAGTTGCTGGTAAGCATGGTAATGATTCATCAGCATTGAATTATAGTTTTTACAACGAGTCTAAAGGAGCAAATACATATGGCTATGATGAGTATATGGTTGATGTATTAGACTTTGAGTTTAAAGCTGTTGATTGTATATACTTTGAGGAGAAAGAAAATAAGCACGGGAACACTGGCTTCTATTATAAAGGAGGATCATATAAAGAAAAGCATGGTTCTATTTATGACAGAACTGCGCATCAAATGAATCTTGAAACTGTTTATGGGGGCAGCTATGTATTAGGGTGCGATTATCTATTTAATTATGGGCGAGCAAAAAATGTTCCTAAAAATGTCCATGATATATCTAAAGCTAAAATGTCTTACTCTGCGGTTGCAGTAAACATAGAGGACATGTGCCCTAAGTCTCTAGTAGATAGCTGTATAGGGTTTGCAGATATGCTTCAAATTACACATTTAAAAATTCAACAAGCTATTGCTAAAGCAAAGCCTGATGGATTAATTATTGATATTGAAGGATTAGAAAATGTACAACTAGGAAAAGGCGGAGAGTTACAGCCCCTTGATCTTCACGATATATACGAGCAGACAGGTGTATTCTATTACAGAAGTAAGAATCCAGAAGGAGGATTCCAAAACCCTCCAGTAAGAGAAATTGGCAATAGTATAAGAAACATTAATGAGTTAATAGGATTATACAATCACTACTTGCGTTTGATTAGAGACGCTACAGGTATTAACGAAGTAATGGATGCCTCAACCCCTAAAGCTGACGCATTAGTTGGCGTTCGTGAGCAAGCTATGCAGGCTAGTAATAATGCTATATATAATATAACTAATGCCTCTATGGTGTTGTTTAAAAAGGTTTGTTCCGATATTGTTAAGTGTTTGCAAATTCTACCACAAGAGTCTGTCGTTTATAGGGTTTATG